GGTCGGCAGACGATTAGTGCTGCCGATGAAGTCGCAGAACGTCGAGACGCCCGTGCGCGCATCTGCCTGTTTGTAGCCGGGCGGCGGGAAATGCGCACGCTGGAACCCAGCCGCGCTATGGGCTGTCCAGTGGTCCAGGAACAGGATGCGATGGTTGCGCGTGTCGGCGATCCAGAACTCGTGATCGTTGGGGTGCGGGATCGACGCGAAGCCCCAGGGCTCGAACATCTCGTGCGGGCCAGTGACTTGGCCCCAATCGCCGTAGTTGTGCCACTTCGACTTGTAGTGCTCAACCGCCGCAGCGGCCTCAGCGCCCGTGTGCATGAACTGGTTCTTGCGCATCGGCACCACATGGCCCTTGAGCGCATCGCGTCGAACTTCAACCCCGCCCTCGTTGACGACGGTGCCGTCATTCGTGATGAGCCCGAACCTGCCGTTCGATTCGAGGAAATACGTGCCCTTGTTGTTGGGGCGAATCAGCAGGTCAACGACATAACCCAGCGCCCCGACATATCGCGGGCCACTGCGCATCGTAGGCAACGGAGTCGGCGCGGTCTTGTCTGTCGGTGCTGAAACGGCGTCGTGGTGGTGGTACTTGTGCTCTGTTTCGATCAGCACATCACCCGTCGCAATCTCGGCAAACCTACGGTTGTTGCGCAGGTAGGTGGACGCGATTGGCGAGCGCGCCCAGGTCTTGTCTGCCGCCAGCCGAGCGGTAACAGGCGCCGCGATGCGCTCTTTCATCTTGCGGGCAGTGGATACAGGCAACGCCCCCGGATAGCGCATCTTCACAGCACAGTTGCCGATACCGTGGTAGTTCATCTCGAAGCGGTTCGTCGCCGTCCACGGTTCTTGCGCGGTCAGCGGCTTGCCCGTGTCGTTGACCACGAAGTCGCGCGCACAGACGCGGTGCGGGATGCCCTGCAACTCAGGGTGCGCAATGTGGTGACCGTTGGGAACGGCCATGGTGAACACATAGCCGCCGGAAGACGGGCTTTGCCAGTCTGAAACGGGCACGCCATCGACGCACATGCGCATCTTGGGCAGCGGATCGGGGTAGGGATACTTCGTATCAGCGCCGACAGTCCATGTCCAGGTAAAGGTCGTCGTCCGCCAGTAGTGCAGGAATGAGTCGTGGCTGTAGCTGCTGGCCTCTACCGCATACCCGGGCGCCACCGACACGACGAACGGCCCGGTGTTGCCGAACTTCAGCGTCTGCAGAACGAGCGAACCATCGGCCGGCGGAGGCGCAGGGGGTGGCGGAGCGGGCGGCTCGACCGGCGGCGGAGGCGGCGGGTCCGATGGGTTCGGGTCGGCCAGCGCCGCGCGGATCTCACGCGCAGCGGCGGCTGTCGCGACCAGTGCCGCGTCGATGACCGCCAGCGCTGATTCGATCTTGGGGTCCATGCTCATGCCACCTTCCTCATGCAGATCCGCCGCGCTTCTTCGGCTTTGCCAACGTCTCAACAGACCGCGTGCGCATGACGCCATCGGTGCCGCGCGTCGTCTCGCTTTCGATGGTCCGCTCCATCTGCTCCGGCACATGCACGTCGGTGCGGTTTTCGACGGTCACCGGCGTTGGCTTGACGTCATTGGTGACGGTGACGTTCGGCGCCTCGACGCGGACCTCCGTTGTCACAGGCGTTGGGTTCACCTCGTTGACGACCGTGGGCGGGGCGACGTTGACGTCACCGGCCTCGACAGTGACGCTGCGCTCTGGCACGGTGACGTTGGTGTCACCCTGGTTGACGGTGACCTCGATGTCTCGGCTTTCGATGTTGGCCAGCCGCTGGTCCTGGCTGCGCACGATCTGCGTGATGCCGTCGAGCGTGGCCTCGGCGCGCTGCGCGGCAGAGGCATCGGTCTGCGCCTGCGCGCCGTCCTTGACCGACAGCGTGCCCTTCTGCAAAAAGAACAGTGTGTCGAGTACGCCGCTGGCCTTGAGCTTCTTAAAGTCGTCTTCCAGTTCCTTGAACACGACGTCGGGGTTCGCTCCGCGGGCGCGCAGCTTGCCGCTTATGCTGGCCAGGCCCCCAGAGATTTCCTTGAGATCGGCATTGACCTCCTGATCGGGGTTCACGTAGTCCCACTCGGGCGGGTCGAACTCGACGCCGTAGGGCGCGTCGCTGACCTTGCCGGACAGGATTGCTGTCTGCGCGAAGATGTCGGCCATCTTTGCGCACAGGTCCGGGATCACGACGTTCCATTGCGAGTGCTGAAAGCCACGCCGAACGTTGAGCATGCCTGTCCGTGCGCTTGAGAAGTTGGCATCGGTCAGAATGCCGGTTGCCATCTCATAGGTGACGCCAAGCGCAGCGACGATGATGTGAATCTGCAGGCTGATGTAGGGCACGAAGTCGCCGGTCACCTTCGGGTCGACGAAGGTCACCGTGGTGCCGGCCGGCAGCTCGGTGATGCCCCCGCTGCTGAGTTCTCCGAGATCGCCGGTAGCGCGGGCCGTGGCGGTGTTTGCGGCAACTTCTGCGCCGGTCGACGTCTGATAGTCGTTGGCCAGCTCCGAGGCGTCGCCGCTTGCGAGCACGCTGAGCCGCGCTTCGAGGTTCTTGCGCGCCAGGTGCGCGTCCTCGTACAGCTGCGTGTCGCGTGCGCGGGCGATAATGGGCGCCAGCCTGGTGATGCCGCGCGTCTGCCCTGGCCGCTTGCGTTCGAAGAGGTGAACGACGGTCATCTGCCCGTCGATGTAGGCCGGCACGCGGCTCGACTTGTTGCGCATGCCGCGCCCGAGCGTCACGTCTCCCGGGTGCTGGTCGAAAAGGTAATAGGCCGCTACGCGCCCGATCTGGTCGAATTCGATGCCCTCGACGACGACGTTGCCCGCGGGCGTGCCGTCGAGGTTGCCGACACCACTGTTCTTGCTGGTATCGAGCCAGTCGATCTCGAGCAGCTGGAATTGCAGCGGCAGCGGCAGGTTGTCTGATGGGCGGCGAGGCCGCACGCGCAGCAGCACCTCGCCGTCGATCTCCATCGCGCGGTACGCCAGCGCCACCAGGCCCTGCAGGGCTTCGCCGTCCGCCCCGGCGGAGGGGGACCACTTGGCCAGCAACGCATTGAGCCGGTCAGCTTGCGGGCCGGTGTACCGCCATCCGATGCCGGTGCCGACGACGTTGGCGACCAGCTGGCCGATTGCGGTCTCGACATAGGGCACGTTCTGCACCAGCGCGCGGGCCTTGTTGCGCAGGGTTGCGGCGTCGGCAAGGTGGTCCGACTGAGCACTGGCGCCGCCGCGGCGTGGCTTCCAGGTGTCGCGCGGGCTGGCCGCTTCGTAGGCGCGCTTGACCCGGAAACGATCGATGACGCGCCGGTATTCGGTGCCCGGCGAGAAGAAACCAATCAGCCGGTCGAGCGGATTGGCCACGCTCAGTCTCCGCGCGATGTCGTGAATCGGTACTTGAAGGTTCCTGTCGGCCGCGGGGTGTCCTGCGTCTCGATGACGCCTTCGATGTACTTGCGACGCGCAAGAAGCCCGGCGACGTTGTCGAACTTCACCCGCCGCCCTCCGAGCTCGACCTCAAGTTCAGACGATGCGATAGCGCGGTCGAGCGCCGTGAGGTCAGCCGTCGTGAAAGCCATGGGCGGGCACTGTGCGCAGGCGGCTGTCTCAATTCAAGGAAAAATGAGACGATCACGTCTTCCCGGGCTGTTTGAGACTGCGATAAACGGTCGCGCGGCTGATGTTGAGCGTGCGGGCCACCTCACACGCATTGACGCCGTTGAACAGGCGCAAAACCTTGTCAACCAGCTCGGCGCGGCGCATGCGCCCGCGGATGTAGACCTGCTCCTGCGCGAATTCGCCGCGCAGCGCGCGCTTGATCTCGTCTTGCGAGTCGGCCAGCTGCGGATGCCGCTCGACAAGGTAGTCGAACACCCGATCGATGAAGTCGCCGCTCACCAATCTCTGGTCGGCTGGCGCCGTGGCCGTTCGCGGCGCAGCAGGTGTGGCAGCGGCGGCGGCGCGGGCTGCGGCAGCGAGGGGTGCGGCGTCGTTTCCGGTGTTTTTCCGTCCTCCGCCGGAACGCCGAAGAGCGTCTCCCACTGCATCCATTGGTGCGTCCATTTTTCAAGCTCCACGTAGTGCGCTGCCGCGAGCGCGTAGACGGCGCAGTCAAGCGCCTCATTGCGGCGGCCGGCCGGCTTCTTCCAGACGAGTTTTGGCCGCCCCTTGACCATCTCTGTGACAAGCTTTTCAGCGGTCAATTGCCGAAAGACCTCTTGCGGCAGTTGCTTGCTCAGCCAGACATAGCCAGGGCCCTGCGCCTCGACGC